ATCCACATCAGCAAGGGCTACATGTCCAAGCTGATCCGCTCGGTGTGGGCCGCCCAGATGAAGCGACTGGTGGCCTTCATGAAGGAAACCCGGTGCCCCGCACCCCTTCAGAAGATGGCCGACGAGATGGGCTTCGAGCTGCGCGTCAAGAAGACGGCGCTTGAGCAGCGGGTCGAGGAGGCCGAGGAGTTCGCGGCCCGTCTCAAGGCCGAGCTTGAAGCGAGCAGGGGCCTTGCTTGATCGAGCTCTACCTCATCGCGGCGCTGATGACGGCGAGCTTCCTATGGGGCTTCCGCGTGTGCGAGCGCCCCTTCGAGACCGCCCCGAAGTTTCTGCAGGACCTGGGCATGTGCTCGGTGCTTGCGGCGATCTGGCCGGCGTTCTGGTTGTTCACAGGTGTCGTGCTTTGGGCCAGGCACACAGAAAGGGAAAAGCGATGACCCCCTACCAGCAGATCAAAGACGTCCTGATCTGGCAGCCAATGCTGGCCGGGCTCGAAGTCCACGAGCCGCAGACCGTGCTCGAGGTGAACCTCGCATGGGGCGAGTGGGAGCGGGCGAAGCAATCGATGGACGACATGGCCGCCTTCGCGGTGGCGAATCCGGAGGTGGTGCGATGAGGTGCCGCGTCGGTGACTTGGTGGTGGTCGTGCACAGCCAGTGCGGCAACGAAGGCCGCATCGGAACGATCGTGCGCAGGGTTCGCAACGGCGAGGACATCCATACCGCGCAGGGCATCTATCGGGTCGAGCAAAGCGACTGGCTCGTCGCCGGCAGATTCCGTTCCCAGCGCATCGACACACACCAGTATGTGGAGGTCGAGGTCGGAACCTTCCCTGATGGCTGGCTGCGCCCGCTTCGCGACAGCGACGGCACCGACGAAGTCCTCCACCTCGTCGGCCACCCCCTGAGCGCGAGCCATCGCGAGAAGGTGGGCGCATGAACTCAGACACCCTCAACCGCCGCGACGCTGGTCCCTTCCGCTACGCCGGAGGCGGTGTCCCCACCACCCGCCACTGCATGGTCTGCGACCAGCGCAAGAACCACCAGCGTGGGGGGGCCTACATCACCTACCGCGGCATCCGCACCTGGTGCTGCGGGGAGTGCAACGAGAAGCGGAAGGCGAAGGCGTGAGCAATCGCGACCTTCCCTCCTACAGCGACGCCGCATCGAAGGCGGCGCTGGCGTCACATCAGCTCGGGCAGAAGCTCGAGCTGCTGCGCGACATGGAGCGGCTCTATCGGCGCGACAACCCATCCGCAACGCCCGCCGAGTTCTACGAGTGGCGCGAGATGACGAAGCGGGAGATTGGTCTGTGAGTGGCTTTGTCTATCTGCTCGACAACGAATTCATGCCAGGCGTTTTTAAGGTGGGCATGACCAACAAGTCTCCAACGTCTAGGGCTAAGGACATCTCTTCTTCCTCCGGCGTGCCGGTGGAGTTCGGTGTGGTGTGTTTCGTGGAAGTTGGGGACGCAAGGCGCGTCGAACGAGACGTCCATCGCGTTCTGGATCGTGCTCGCATCAACAGGAACCGAGAATTTTTTCTGCTCCCGCTGCCGGTTGCGGTCGGGGCGCTGTATCACCTGCCATTGCTAAAGCGGTTCGTTGACGTCAGCGCCACGCCAGACCTGCACTTTGGGTGGGGCGGCGCCTTTGTGGACGAGTCTTTGCCCAATCCATGGGTCGATCGGCGCGCAGTGCCGCTGTTTTCTTGGGGCCGCGCGCCTCAGAACGGGACGCTGTGAACTACTACCCGCGGTTCCCGGGGGACTACATGCGCAAGACCATGCACCTGAGCATGGTCGAGGACGGCGCATACACCCGGCTGCTGGACTGGTACTACGCCAACGACAAGCCGATTCCGCACGCGCGGCGCTATGCCGTTGCGCGCGCCACCGGCGCCGCCGAGCGCCAGGCGGTCGACAGCGTGCTGGGTGAGTTCTTCAAGCTGGTTGACGACAACCACCACAACGACCGGGCGGATGCCGAAATCGAAGCGGCGGCGAAGCGGATCAAGAGCGCTCAGGACAACGGTCGGAAGGGCGGAAGGAAGCCCAAGACGAACCCAACCGATAACCCAATGGGTTCCGATCCGGGTAACCCAAATGCCAACCGGAACGAAAGCTCTCCAACTCCAACACCAAATGAAGAGAAGGAAGCTAAAGCTTCCTCGTCAACGGCCGAGCCGTTGCCGCCGTGTCCGCACCTTCGCATCCTGGCCCTCTTTGCCGAGAAACTCCCCTCGTTGCCTCAGCCGCGTGCCGAGCTGTGGGACGGCGCAAATGCCGACGCTCTGCGCGCTCGCTGGAAGTGGCTCCTGACCGCGAAGCGGGCGGATGGGCGTCGCTACGCAGAGACCGAGGCTGAGGGAATCGAGTGGTTCGGGGCGTTCTTCGAGGCCGTATCCGAATCTGACTTCCTCATGGCTCGGCGAGGCGCCTTCAAGTGCAGCCTGGGCTGGCTCGTGAAGGCTGCCAACTTCGCCAAAGTCATCGACGGCAACTACGCGAACGGTGGTGCCGCATGACGCACCCGAGCAACGAGGCCGCCATCCGCGCCTACACCACGCCCGAGATGCCTGCCGCGCTCTTCAGCAACGAGGCCGAGCAGTCGGTGCTGGCCGCGCTGCTGTTCGACAACGGCGCCTACGACCGCATCGCCAGCGTGCTTGAGCCTGAGGCGTTCTTCGGAAACGAGCACCGGCTGCTGTGGACGACCATCACGGCGCTGCTGGTGGCGAACAAGCCGGCCGACGTGCTGACGGTCAACGACTCGCTGGTCCTGCAGGGCCGCGGCGACTTGCTGCAGTACCTGCTGAGCATCCAGGCCAGCGCCTACACGTCGGCCAACATCCGGCGGCACGCCGAGATCATCGTCGAGCGCCACCGCGCGCGCCTGTTGATGCAGGTCGGCTGCCGGGCTGCCGACATCGCCCAAGATGGCGAGACGCCGATCGCCCAGCGGATCGAAATGATCCAGGCCGAGGTGGGCAAGCTGGCCGACCACGCTGCACAGCGTGAAGTAGTGTCGCTGCGCGAGGCGATGGTTCGTGGCATCGACCGTCTCAACGATCGATACGAGGGGAGGGTGCGCTACTTCCCCACCGGGCTCACAGACCTCGACGAGATGCTCGACGGCGGCATGGTTCCGGGCAATGTCATCGTGCTGGCCGCGCGCCCGAGCATGGGCAAGACGGCCCTGGGCCTGACGGTCGGCCTGCACATGGCGAAGGATCTGGGCGTTGGCTTCCTCAGCATGGAGATGAGCGAGGCAGAGCTGGTGGACCGCGCAATTGCCGGCCTGGGTCACGTCAGCTTGAGCCACCTCAAGCGCCCGCAGAAGGCCCCTGATGTCTTCTGGGATCGAGTAAGCGAAGGGTCCGAGAAGGCCTCGGCCCGCAATTTCTTCATCGACGACATGGGGGGGCTGACGCTGCACCAGGTCGTGGCCAAGACGCGCGCCATGAAGCGCAAGCACGGCATCGACGTGCTGATCGTGGACTACCTGCAGCTGATGAGCGGCACCGACTCGCGGCAACCGCGCGCGTACCAGCTGGAGGAAATCAGCCGCGGGCTGAAGACGCTGGCCAAGGCGCTCGGCATCGCCGTGATTGCGCTGGCCCAGGTCAACCGCAAGGTCGAAGGAGGCATGCCCGGCCTGGCCGACCTGAAGGACTCGGGCGCGATCGAGCAAGACGCCGACGTTGTGGCCTTTATCCATCGGCCCATCCAAGTCGACCCCGAGCTCGGCGAGGAATGGAAGTACTACGCCAAGTTGCGCGTCGCCAAGAACCGACAGGGCAGCACGGGCGACATCTCGCTCACCTACGTGGGCAACGAAACGCGGTTCGCGGGCTGGAGTGGCCCGGAGCCAGTCAACCACTCGAAGGCAAGGAGAGAGCTTTGAGCTTCAAGGAAGGCGTCTATCTGGGAGGCATCCGCAGTGTCGAAGACCTTCGCCAGCGCTGCCGCATTGATGAAGAGACTGGCTGCTGGCATTGGGGCTTGGCCATCGTTCAGGGCGTGCCATCTGTCCACTTCGTGGTCGATGGGAAGCGGCAGAAAACGAAGGGGCGGCGCGCTTCGCTGCTGATTGCTGGCAAGAAGATCCCGAAGGGCCATGTGGTTTTCGCGCGCCCTCACTGCAAGTCAGATGACTGCGTGAACCCCGATCACAGTCGTTCGGGTGACCGGTTTGCGGCTGGGGCCGCAATCACCGAATCGGGCATCTGGAAGGGGTTGCCGAGCAAGGTGCGTGCAGCGCACGCTGTGTGGGACCAGAGGGAGCGAAAGATCACCCCCGAGATGGCGGAGGAGATTCGTTCCAGCACCGAGTCGTGCTATGCGCTGAGCAAGCGCATGAACGTGTCGCACTTCGCGATCTGGTCGTGTCGAGTTGGGAAGAGCCACAAGCCGAAGGGCTTCTCGGTCTTCTCGCGGGGTGCCGCATGAGCTGCCCCGACTGCAACCGCAGCTGCCCCCGTCGCAGCCTCTGCGAGGCTGGCGAAGAGGACCAGCTGATCGACCTCGGCTTCCTTGGTGGGGTGTTCATCGCCGTGCTGATCGCCTGCTTGCTTCAGTCCCTGCTGCGGTTGATCTGGCGCTTGCTGTGCCTGCCGTTCCGGCTGGTGCGCCGGGCGGGGAGGGCGCCGCGGTGAGCGAAGTCCTCGACCGAATCGTCCAGACCCGCGAGCAGGCCCACCAGGCCATCACGCAGGGCTACGCGCATGCGAAGTCCATCCTCGACAACGGCCGGCCGGCCCGCGTTCGCGTGGAGGAGCACGAAGATGATCGCAGCGAGCAGCAGAACAAGTTCTATTGGGGCCCGTGCCTCGGCGACATCAGCGAGCAGGCCCGCATCGACGGCCAGCGCTACACGAAGGAGGCTTGGCACAACCTCTTCAAGCGCGTGTTCCTGGGCTACGAGATCGTGCGCGAGAAGGTGGCCGGGCGCAAGAAGACCACGATCATCCGCCGCCTGCGCAGCACTCGAAACCTGAAGGTGCGCGCCTTCAGCAAGTACCTTGACGAGCTGCAGGCCTTCGCTGCAACCGAGCACGGCGTGCGGTTCACCGTGGCCAAGTGGCAGGAGTACCAGGGATGAAGCTGGCCTACCGCTCTCCTCGGTTCTTCGCGCATGGTGGCTGGTTCCTGCGTCTGTGGGGCAAGTGGTATTGCGTATGGAAGGTCGTGGAGAGATGAAGCGCTCCGGCTTCAAGCGCCCCACTCTCGAGCGCAAGCCACGCGCTCCGCTGGTGCCGCCTGCCGAACCATCGCGCGCCGTGCTCCGCATGGTCGACACCCGGGCCCGGCTCACGGTGATGCCGAAGGGTGAGAAGGCGAAGCCCGGCAAGCGTCCGCCCACGAAGGCAGAGGCCGAGTGGATGGATCAGATCATCGCGCTCGGCTGCATCGCTTGCCGGATCGACGGGCACCCGGACACCCCGGGCGCTGTGCACCACCTACTTCGCGGCGGTCGGCGCATGGGGCACTTCCACACCATTTGCCTTTGCGACCCGGGCCACCACCAGAACGGAGCCGAGTTCGGCAAGGTGAGCCGGCACCCGTGGAAGGCCCGGTTTGAAGAGAAGTACGGCACTGAGCAGGAGCTGCTGGCCATGACGATGACGCTCGTTTCGGAGAGGGGCGGATGAGGCACTACAAACCAGGCGACAGGTTCGGCCGACTTGTGATCGTCGAGATCATCAGCCACCCAAAGAATCCGCGGGCCTTGTGCGCCTGCGACTGCGGCAAGCAATCGCGACCACAGCTGGGAGCGCTTGGCATCGGCAAAGCCACGTCGTGCGGTTGTGTTGCACGCGAGCGAGTGGCTGAGCGCGGGCGCGCGAACGCGACTCACGGGCGCTCTGGAACGCGCACCTACAGCATATGGCTGGATGCGAGGAAGAGATGCTTCCGCAAGAAGGACCAGCGTTACCCGGAGTACGGAGGCCGCGGCATAACGATGTGCGAGAGCTGGGCCGCCAGCTTCGAAGCCTTCTTCTCCGATATGGGTGAGGCGCCTCCCGGGATGACGTTGGAGCGCAAGGACGTCGATGGCAACTATGAGCCATCGAACTGTTGTTGGGCCAACCGCTTGACCCAGGCGCGCAACACCCGCCGAAGCCGCCACTTGAGCTACGAGATCGCCTGCGAGATCAGGCGGCGCTATGCGGCTGGAGAAACCGCGCTCGCACTGGCCCGCGAGTTTGGCGTGGGGCGCAGCAACATCTACCAGATCACCGGCGGACACACCTGGAGGGAGCCCGCATGACCATCTGCCAGGAATGCCTCAAGGCCGCAGCCGTCGCATGGTGCGGTTTTCGCGCGGAGTGTCGTGGCTGCACAGCGAGATCCGCTGCGAGGTCGTGGCAGTACGCCCAAGCCGCCCGCGGAGGCGAGAACGCCGACTACAAGGCTCTGCTCAAGCGGCTTGGCCTCAAGCACACCGAGGTGCAGGCCGCCCGCGCGGCCGACGCCATGAACACCACCCCCGCGGCGTAGCCGCACAACCCAAGGAGAGACCAGTGAGCAAGACCTCAACCCGCCGCATTCCGGCTCCGCTCGTCGCCGGCAGCACGCTTGGCGCACAGACCGCTAACAAGGCCGCACCCGTCGTGCAGATCAGCGAGGTGCGCACCGAGCTGAACCGCCTGCGCCAGGAGCTGACCTACGCACAGAACGCCTTCGGTGAGCTCGTGCAGCGCCTCGGCGAGGGTGGCGTGCTGACCATCCCAGACGAGGCCGCGCAAGCCCCCGACGAAGCCAGCCCCTCGTCGCCCCTGGCCAACGAGCTGCGCGGCATGAGCTACGGCACCGAACAGCTGGTGCGCGACATCAACCGCACGCGCCACGCGCTGGCGATCTGACGCCGGTTGACAAACCCCTGTTTTCGCAACGAATGGCCGGTTGACAGACCGGCCGAAATGCAAGGAGAGAACGATGATTTCCCCAACCCCTGGCCGCGTCGTCTGGTACATGCCCGGCGCCGAGCGTGCCGCGCTCGGAGGCGGCGATGACGTGCTCGCCGCGATCGTTGCCTACGTGCACACCGACCGGCTAGTGAACCTCGCGGTGTTCGATGTGAACGGCAACGTGCACAGCCGCACGAGCGTGAAGCTGCTGCAGGACGACGAGCAGGAGGACTACCTCGGTCAGCCGCACGCGGTCTGGATGCCCTACCAGAAGGGGCAGGCCGCCAAGACCGAGCAGCTGCAGGCCGAATCTCCCAAGGCCTGACCATGCGCATCCGCGACCGCTACGCCTCCGCCGTCCACAGCTCGAACCTCGAGGTGGACGAGAAGACCGTCTACAGCGACTCCGACGTGCTGGGCGCCATGGGCCTCGCCGGCAAGGCCGAGCGCTTCGATGGCCGGCCGGGCGTACCGCTCGCGGCGGCGCTGGCCAGGCTCTTCTCGGGCGACAACACCGCCAGCCGGGAGATCGTCGAGATCCTGGCCGAGCTCGTCTGGAGCAAAGGCAAAGCGCTCGGCGTCAAGCTCACCCGTGTGCAGTCGGCCGACATGGCGAAGGCCGTGCTGGCGTGGCATCGTGACGGGGTGTGCAAGCCCTGCGGCGGCCACGGCTACGAGATTGTCCCAGGCACCCGCACTGTGGGCGACACCGAGTGCCAGGCCTGCCGCGGCACCCGCAAGATGCCGTTCGAGAAGCACTTCGCCCATGACCACCGGCCGGTCGCGCGCTGGCTCCTGATCAGTCTGGAGCGGGAGCAGGAGAGGGCGGGGCCGGCGGCCATGGCGGCATTGGCACCCAGACTGGAGATGTGATGAAACACCTCGTACTCGCAGCAGTTCTCCTGGCCGGCGCCGCGCAGGCGCAGGAGATGTCGGAGCTCAACAGATGGCGCCTTGAAGCTACGTTCGCTGACCAGCCAGTCTGGACGCTGATCGCCGTGACGCATGGCGGCAATGTTGCCCAGACAGGAGGATTCAAGACCCGGCTGATGTGCGAGCAGGCGAAGAGCCTTGCTCTGGAAGGACTCACCCTAGAGGAAGCCGAGGCGGCCAGAGTCGCGCGCACAGAGGCAATTCAGCGCGACATCGCAAATGGCTGCAAGAACACCGGGGCCCTGAACAAGGCATGCCCGGGCTACTACGTGATCAACTCGCAGCCGATCCGTGTCCACATCCCCGGCGACATCAAGTTCGCACGCTGCATGCAAGAGCGTTAGCGGTTGCATTGCTCCCGAATCTGTAGCATAAGGACTCACCCGAAAGAGCCGGTGTGTTGCCGGCCCAACAAAAAGAGGGCCCGACCGCTGATGGTCGCGCTCGCCCAGAATTCCCGCCGCGGAAACCGACGCTGAACAGGCCGCAAGGTCAGGCGCTCAGGACATATCGGAACAGCGGATGGCAGCCGGAACAGACGGCAACAGATTCAGGGCTGCCGCGTGCGGGCCTTCTCGTTTCTGCTGTGGTGTAGCTCAGTCGGTAGAGCGTCGGCCTGTTAAGCCGGTGGTCGTTGGTTCGAGCCCAGCCTCCACAGCCAAGGTCGGACAGCGGTCGGTAGCTAAGTCCCGGGGCTAACAACCGGCCGGGTGGCTCGCTGGTGAGAAAACCCGACACCCCTTCAAGACTGCGCTGGGCCTCACAGCCTCGCCGCCGCCATCATCAGTGCACCAGCCGCTGCACGACGGCCCAGCGCACCTACTCAGTCACCGGAACCCTCACCGACTCCAAGCGCAGGGGCGGGACGTGGGCGCGGATCTGTAGCGCAACGGATCGGGGTGACGTGATGCGCCCCCGGTGAACTTCTCTCAGGAACGACCGCATGAGCGAAAACCACGACACCTTTGCCGCGGTGCTCAAGATGGCGTGGACGTGGCTTGCCGTGGGCGTGTCCGTGATGACCCCGCTGCAGGTCGTGCAGCTCATCGCTGCCGCTGCCGCGACCATCTATTCGCTGGTGCAGACCTTTTTCCTCCTGCGCGACCGCCTCAAGCGCCGCCGCGCGCGCAAGTAGGGTGCCCTATGGACCTTCGCTCCCAGCTGATCGACCTCGAAGGCTGGGAGCGCGAGTCCTACCCTGACCCCCTCACCAAGGGCGACCCCTGGACCATCGGCGTCGGCCACACCGGCCCCGAGGTGCACGAGGGCCTCGTCTGGACTGACGAGCAGATCGGCAAGGCCCTTGACGAAGACATTGCCGAGAAGGAAGGGCAGTGCCGCTGGCACTTCCCCTGGTTCGCCACCCTGAACGAGCCGCGCCAGGCGGTGATCTTGGGCATGTGCTTCCAGATGGGCATCGGCAAGCTGCTCGCCTTCAAGCAGACCCTCGCCGCCGTGCGCGACGAGCGCTACGCCCACGCCGCCGAATGCATGCGGCAGAGCCTGTGGGCGAAGCAGACGCCCAAGCGCGCCAAGCGCATGGCGTACCAGATGGAGACCGGAGCATGGCAGTGAAGCTGATCGACAACTGGCAGGCCGCCCCGAAGATGCTGGTGGTCCAGACCCTGGCCATCATCGCCGCAGTCCAGGCCATCTGGGTGGCGCTGCCGCCCGACGTCCTCGCCAAGCTCCCCCCGCACCTCGTGCACTACGTGACCGCCGGCCTGTCCGTGGTGGGCGTCGTCGTGCGCGTGCTGAAGCAAAGCGGCCTGCTGCCGGCCGACGAGCAAGACCCGCCGGCCGCGCCGGCACCCAACCCGGAAGAGCCTCGATGAAGAAGTCCCTGCTTCGCCTGTTCGCCAGCTGGCTCATGGCCCTGGCCTTCACCGCCTGCGCGGTCACCGGCGTGCCCACGCCCCAGACCTTCAACCAGCGCACCGCCGCCGCCGTCACCTCCGTGACCGCCACGCGGCAGACCGCCACCGTCCTGCTCAACGCCGGCAAGATCAGCGTCGACGACGCGAAGAACGTGCTGGCCCAGACCGATGGCGCCATGTCCGGCATCGCGCTGGCCCGCCAGATCGCCGAGAAGGACCCGGTGGCAGGCCAGAGCAAGCTGGCCGCCACGCTCACCATCCTGCAGGCCCTCGACGCCTACCTGGCCACCAAGGGGAACTGACATGGCGATCACCACCACCCAGCTCGCGATCCAGCTGATGATCGTTGCGGTGCAGAACGCCGACTCGCTCGGCCGCCTCATCTCCAACGCCCAGGCCCAGGGCCGCGACGTCACGCCCGAGGAACTCAACGCCCTCGTCGGCTCCGACGCTGTCGCCCGCAAGGCGCTGCAGGAGGCCATCGATCGCGCCTCCGGCATCCAGACACCCACCTGACAACGCCCCCAGCAACCCCGGAGTTCGCCCGGGCCTCGGCGGGGTACAGCCGAGGGCACTTTCACGTCGCGCACTCCGACGTGCAGAACGAGAGCGAGAAGGGCAGGGGGTCAGCGGCCCGCCGTAAGTCCTCATGACACCCACCTGGCCCCTCTCGCGAG